CGTTCTGCGAAAAAAACAGTGCTGGGATCTCTTGTTTAGAATATACCATTTTAATCTACATAGTTGTAAAACTACAAATACACAATACCAGCCCCGATGGCAATCCTCGTGGGTCTTTCTGGCGTGACTCTTTATTTTTGGTATTGCAATCAATCGTCCAAAACAATCACTTGGTTTTCATGATGTGGAGCTTTGTTTTCTTCAGGATCATTTGCTTCTTCCGTAGGTACCATTATCATTGCCCGTTCCTTTGCCTCTTTTTTCTCCTTCTTGAAGTTATCTCTTTTATCTTTGATCAACATTGAGATTGATTCGTCACGACAGAACCAAAGTCTTACAGGTCTGGTCTCATTTGCCTCGTGAAGAGATTGCCTCAAATTAGATAAAACTTCATTAAAGTCAGTATCTGCCCTGGCGACCCATTGATTAACAGCAACAAGAACGTCGCCTATCTGAGGTACTTCTGGGTCTTTTGATATTCCATTGGTAAGTATAATGCATCTTCCCGAATACGAGTAAAAGGTGATTCCATAGCGTGGTCCAGGAAAGAACACGGAGAAGAATTTAGTATTGCAAAGTCTCAATGATTTGGGAAGAATTAGATCTGCTTTGTCTTTCCTTGCTCTAGAAAATTTCAATATCTCCTCCGACGTCATATTCACGGTAGGGTTGGATGATGGCTCATCTTCTTCGTCATCTGAAAGACAAATTATTTCGTTTGAGGGTGCGTTGCTACTAGCACTTTCTTTCTTATCTCCCGGAGCATCAGCATCAGCGGGACAATCGTCGTCATTGCCTGCAGCTTGCTGGATGTCTTCAGTTGCAAGCTCTTCAATTTCATGTTGGATGGAGTATTCGTCTGCAAGAGCATTAGCGTCTTCTTTCTTCCCTGCTTCCTCAGAATCACTGTCGATATCTATATCCAGGTCACATTTCCTATCTACAGCATCAAACTCGTTAGCATATGTTTTATGCAATACAATATCCATCATTTCTTTCCCTTCGACAAATTCTCCGAGTGCGCGAAATTTTCGCTTCAATAAAATCCAAAGTACCTCATCTAAAGTACCTTTTGCAATGGTATACAGGACTCTGACTTGGGCTTGTTGTCCAATACGATGACATCTATCTTCTGCTTGGATCATTAGAGCTGGAGTCCAAAACAATTCTGCAAACCAAATCGTTGACGCAGCAGTTAAAGTAACACCCACACCAGCTGCTGTGATACCTAGTACTGCTATTTTCACCGTAGGATCGTTCTGAAAGCTAGTAATTTGCTCTTGTCTAAATTTTGGATTTGTCGACCCATCAATCCTGATGTATTTGGTTGTACTTCCAAAAGTATTTGACAAGCCTCCTAACTGAACAAGCGCATCCAGGACATTTATATGGTGAGCAAAAATGCATAACTTTCCATTTGCTGGATCGCTCAACCATTGCTTGAGCATATCTATAAGAGCTGGAATCTTTGCAGTTCCTGAGAGTCGGAAAATCTTATTCAAAATTGCTTTCCTTGAACCGCCATCGCCATTTCTCTCTTCCGTGCCCTGTGGAACTCCATTCTGGTAAAAGCCAGCGGAATCATTATTCATCAGTGCCGACTGACTCCGATTCTCGATCGAACCTAGGTTTTGATGCAAAAGGCTGAGTTTCCCCAACACTCCCTTTCCCTGCCGAAGTGTCAGCAAACCCTCTCTGATTTTCTGTCCAAGAACTGGATCCCGCACATTGATATAAACATTCTCCCTCATTTTGCTAGGCATATCTTTTAATATATCATTCTTCAGCCTGCGAATCATCACAGTAGATACAAGGAGAGTGTGTAGCTCTGCAAAGCTTGGATCGGAGTATTTGTCCTTCACGTATTTCGATTTGAATTCATTCTCGTCATTCCACCATCCAAAATCTTCACCGAGAGCATTCAATTGCGGAAACAGATCCTCTGGTTTGGCTAGGGCGGGGGTTCCTGATAACATAATTACCCTATCAGCTCCTTTTAGAAGTGGAATTACGCTGAGTGTTCTCTTGGAATTTTTGTTCTTGAGCATATGACTTTCATCCACAATTATGCATTTGAATTGATTCGGAACGAGTAAATTTTTCTTTGTGAGATTTGCGATAAGGCCATAGGAAACAATCACGACCCTTGTGTTTGGTTTGAGGATTGTGTCGCTGGAACTTGTCAAAACGTTGACTTCAGAGGGATCCAGTAATTTCATTGTCGCGAATCGCTGTTTCTTGGAATTTTGCGTAGTATCATCCGTCTGCTTCCTCTTGTTATTGATATTCAGGATATCGCTGACGCTGACATCGGCTTTCTTTTCCTCCCAGCAGCTGAGATCTTCAATAAAGTCTTCCAAATCATCCAGCTCCAAGTCATCATTTCCCAACTTATCTTCGGTCGCATGATGCTTTGCAGCGTTAATGGTACTGTCTTTCCCAAGCCAATTCAAGAACTCTGCTTCCCAATGATACCGTGCAGTCGACGGCGATAACACCAAAACGGGCCATTCATCCGAGAAGCAGGCCATGGCAGCAATCCCTTGGACCGTTTTACCCAACCCCATCTCATCTGCAATCAAAGCTTTGCCATTGCGCTGCAGGACAAAGTCGACTCCTCCCCTCTGATATGGCGCAAGGGCATGTGCTAGTCCAGTGGGAATACCGCGATCAGATAATTCCTGTGCCGAGGGAAATCCCCGTTCTGCAACAGCACGTCCCAACGATGCAATATTGAGTTGAGCCTGGGCAATTTTTTCCACCACAGTTCCAGTTTGATTGCACAAATAACTGTAAAATACTTGATACACGCTCAACGGAATCCGCCATCTCCCCTCTTCTAGAATAGCTTTTTCACTTTCATTCGAATGCGATCGTGTTATTTCCTTAATAGGTTTCCTGAGTCCCATCAATGATGGTTGATAATCAAGCGGGTTGGTATGATGCAATACTGCGGTAATTGTAAATTCTGTATTGGAGAGAAGTGATAGTTTGTACGCCCTGACCTGGTTCGTAGTTTTTAGAATTGGTGCAGGATTCGTAACCTTCAATTTCGGCCAGATATATTCCCATGTCGGCTCGTGATCGTTAAAAAAATCCAAATACTGGCGTGATAATGCGACAGGTTTAAACATTTGGTGTTGCTGGTGTTGCTGGTGTTGCTGGTGTTGATGTTGCGGTTGCTGATGCTGAGGTCGATGCTGACTTTGATGGCTGTGTTGGTGCTGAGAAATATCCGATGCTCTCGATGAGGCATTAGCGATAGGGTGTTGGTGCTGTTGTTGTTGTTGGTGTTGTTGCTGATGCATAGGTTGACCGGCCGCCCTTGCGTATTGACCTTGATTGTAATTGGTCTGCTGCTGCTGCATACCTTGTTGGTTCTGTGGATTCGTAGCAAAGGGAAGATCTCGAGTGACAGCAACGACCTCGATGTCGCTATCGCTATCGCTATCGCTGTCATCATCTCTCTGCTCGTCTGGTTGCTGGGTCATATCTCTAGAAAGGTGGGCAACGGTATTATTTTGCGGTGAATCAGCGTTAGCGTTATCGTTATCGTTAGCGTTAGCCATGGATGCGCCGAGGGATGCAGCCTGATCATTCATATGTACTGGTTGCGAATTATAATCCACTGTGGGATCAGATTCTCCTCTAGACATTTCGTCCAAAGAGTTTGCTAATCGATGCTTGGGAAGAGATTGACGTTGTATTGAATATGATGATATGTAAAATTGTGATGTGCTTGATGTTTGTGCACTTTCTTCGAAAACTGCAC